CCCCGATTTAACGAGTTTGAACAGGTGCAGCTAGCGGCGTTAGCCGGTAGCTACCTCTGTGTACTGATCACACCAATGACTGGTGTGGGAGTAACATGAGCTCAATGCCGCCCCTTTCGGGGACGTTACACTGAACCTGCTTCCACCAACTGCCAATTTCCTCTTTTTGGACAAAAAAGAACCTTGGCTTCCAACCGGCTTCAAATCATGCATAATTTTCCTAAAAAGGAAAGAATTTGCTGAAAGACGCCTAGGCTTTACAAGCAGCCTTTTGTAAACATACATTATATTATGGAGTCCATTACAATCAGATCGTAATAGGTTCCTATGAATGTATGAATCGAAATCTTCGTCAGAGAATGGACCAGTGAACCCCCTAAATCCAATAGGGATCCAACGTTCAATCAAAGCGCAAGTTTTCGAATCTTCTTCACCCCATCTTAGATTAAGGATTCTGTTCAAACGATTGTAATCGTTGAACAATTCAGTAATCTTTGTTGGTGAGGTAGAGAGGAATACAGGTCGGAGTTGTTTCCCCTTGTACCAATCGCAGCCACAGCTTTCACGTATAGGTCCTGAGAAAAAGGACTTTTCAACGTTTAGGCTAAAGCCGCAGATTTGTAAAGCACTTAGACAAGATGAACCATGTTTCTTTGGAACGATTAAATCGTCTCCAAAAACGCACAATTCCGTCTTATAGTCTATAGTACCTTTGTCATAGATAATAGCAGCTGAACAAATAGCCGCAAATATCGCAGACTCAAGAGCAAAGGTGTACCCATTACCCATGGAAGAAATTTTCTGATAACAGATAGTTTCTCCATCCAGATGTCCTTGTGGACTCCGAAGTTTACAAAGGTAATCGTACCAACATCTAGGTAGTAGTAATTCACATAGTTTTAGTGATATAGTATCACTAGCCATGGACATATCTAATGTGACAAATGAATCGTCATCATCGGATAAGCTACCTAAACGTGCCATCGTCTGATTTTTCTCTTGAGAATCTAGGTCTATATCCCAACGTTTTAAACGTTTACGAATATAACCATCGACTCCTAGCTGAAGCATCAGATTTAAAGCTGGCTCAATTGCAATAGAACGCTCAGTCTGAGCGTTCTTGGGAACGAAGCAAATGCGGTTCCCTGGAACGATTTGAATAACTCGTTTCCAAAACTCTCGTTGATTAAGGATGATATTTGGTTGGATTCCAAATTGTCGTCTATAATCGTCCTCGAGAGCTCCCAACCAACGTGAGTCGGTTGAAATGAGATACCGCGCATACGGGAGTGCAGCACTAGTGCAGCTATAGGGCCAATTACCGAACTTATTATATAAGTCGGATTGACCTTCTAAGGTGTCTAGGTTGCTACCCGGTCCATGACGTGACCACTCCGTCACAATACTGTCAGTAGGTGAAGTGTCCCCTAACAGTTTCCTTAAGAATGACTGAGCATGTGTAAGTATACATGCAGGTCTTTCACCATTTGCTACCAATCCACGATAACCTAATTGGTTAAAGGCCCAGCACTTGTCTTCAGCAATTTTTAATTTTGTTTTTGCTGAATCAACACGTGCTTGACGATCGGTATCAAACTGAAATTTCTTTAGGAGCGAAGACAGTTGATACTTAGTTCTAATCTGAGCTAATGTATCAGTACAATGGGTGGAGTTACAATTTATACTTTGTAGCCCCCATTCATCTGTTAGAAGATTATACGCAGCTATATCTCTATCTCTAATTATTTGAGATAGAAGCTTGTATTCATCATCTATAAGATGTATCTTCAGGTCAGCGGTAAGCTGACTAAGAACTTTCCAAGGATAATCCTTGGGAAGATGTAAAGCTTCCTCCTTAGGAAGCTTCGGCCTTACCACTTTG